CCACGGATCAATGAACGTCAGGCTGTGCTTGTGCTGCTTGGCGAGCAGCATGAACAACGTCGAGCTTCGCCCCAGGTGGCAGCCGATCTCGACGAAATGCCGACCCGGCCCCAGCCCGACGGCGGCGTCCCAGAGGGCCCGCGCGCCCTCTTCGACCAGGGCGTCCCAGACGCCTATCTTGTCTACGATTTTCCAGGCTTCTTCAAACGTCATGTCCAACATTGTACCCGACTACACCGGAGGCGCACCGGAGCCCTGGCGCTCCTGGCGCGTCATGCGCTGCTGGCGGCCCTGGCCTTTCGGCGGAGGCGGCGGCATCTCGGCGGCCTCTTTCTTGAGCTCGGCCATCTCCTGGTCGGCGTTGAGGCCGACATCCAGAATCCGGAACAGGCTCTTGCGCGAGATATCGCGGACCTTGCGCAGGTTGAGCGCGATGACCGACTTCTGGTATTTCTGGGCCCCGTGCAGCGTGCCGGGAGCGATCAGAAACGCGAACGCCCGCCAGTGGTCTTCCTTGGGGCTGTGCGCTGGGACCATATTGGCGGCGACGTAATCGTAATCCTGCCAGGTCTGCCCGTCCGGACCGAGCATCCGCAGGCGCTGGTCCAGGGTGTAGAACTGGAAGATCCGGCTGACGCCCAACTGGCCCGCCTCGCACATGGCGCTTTCCAGTTGCTCGCACTCCAGCCGATACGGCCCGCTCATGGCGTCCTGGAGCGTCTGCATGACCTCGCCCGAGGGCTGCTGCTTCTTGCGGCTCAGTCCCTGGATGTCCAGCGCCCCGGTGCGCCGGTTGATGCGGCCGTCCAGGTACTTGATGGCTTCCAGGGTATACTGCGGCAACTGCTTGGCGTCCATGTACTTGAAATCCGACCCCGGATTGGCCGTGCCGTTGAGCATGATCTTCTGCTTGGGGCGGGAGGGGTCGAAGCGGTCCCAACTGAGCGGGTCGATGGCTCCCTTGCGGGTGATGACGTTGCGGTTGACCGCGTCGATGGAGCACTCTTCCACCCCGGCCACCAGCCGGTTCTGGGTCTTGACCAGAGGCAGGATGTCGCGGTACTTGGACACCCCGCCGGGGCCCCAGACGGTGGGGTTCAGTTGCAGCATGGCGAAGGGGTACTGCCCATCCCAGAACGGCGAGGGGCCGTCGTACAGGACCCGGTCGCCGCCGAAGACGGTCAGACGCTTGCGCGGGAACATGGGAGATCCGGACGGAACGATGTAGTGGTAGTTATGATCGCGGACGCTCTTGTCGGGGTCTTTGACTAAGACCGGGTGGCCGTAGTCGTTGTAGGAATTGTCGGCGTGGTAGATCTCCTGAAGCTCGATGACGGGGAACGGCTGGGCCATCGAGTTGGGGGCTCCCTGGCCGGTGGCGGTGTTGCGCGACAGGTGCATCCGCCGCTTCATGGCCGGGGAAAGGCTGGACCACTGGTACTCGGGGATGTTGTTCGGCCGGGTGTACTTGTCGCCCTGGATGGCCGCCATGACGTTGACTGAGTAGCGCTCCAGGTCCTGGCACTTGTCGCGGCCGAACTTGCGCAGGAAATACGACAGCGACTTGTAGGCCCGGTAGACCACTGCCTCGGCCGTCTGGAGCTGGTTCTGCTCCATCTGGATAGGAATGACCATACCGAGGGCATGGGCGCTGAACTGCATCTCGCCCGGCTCGCAGCCGACCAGCTTTAAAAAGCCCGTTCCAAACAGGGCGTGGTCGATCCATTCGCGCAACTGCTTGCTCTGGATGCGCTGCGTCTGCCAGACGGACCGGAGCACGTTCAGGACGATCTCCGACTGGGCCTGATACTCCTCGACGGCGCAGGAGATGTCAATCGTGGGGCGGATGTCGGAGAGCGCCGCGATGGCCTCCAGGCGCTGGTCCATCAGGGTGTTGTCGGAGTACTTGGACCGGAACTCCGGCCGGTCGGGGTCCCAGTACTGGCCGTCCAGGTATTTGATGTAGTCGGTGGCCCGCTGGAGATCGCCGCACGCCTGCATCTCCTCCGCGCCCTGGCGCAGCAGCGCGTCCCGCCAGTAGCTCATCGCCCGGTCGTAGTTATCGGGGTAATCGAGACTCCCGCTCTTGGACCGTTCCAGGGGCGGCCTTGGTGCGTACAGTGCGCCCATCGTTCTCCACGGGTTCCTGGCGGGGAGCGGTGGAGCCTACGCCTACTGAAGCGATTATACCGCCGCACATCCGTGTGCAGAGAGTGAATGACCGTCGCCTGAAGGCGACGGCTTCTCAAGCTACGCAGGGGTCCCTCCCGGTTCCACTGGCCGGGTCCACGCCGACGGAGTACTCGTATTCGGGTTCCATGTAGCGCTCGACATGCACTCCGCTGGCTCCAAAGAGCGCCTCCATGCGTTCATGAAAGTATAGATCCCGCACGTGCTTATACCTCTTGCCCCCTAAACCCACGCGACGAAGACGACTTGCCGTCCTCGCTGACCTCCAGGTTCTTGGGCAGGTCCCTGGGATCGTAACAGCCCTCGTGCTTGGCGTACTCATGCACGTCCTGCCATGTCTCCAGGCGCACGGCGGTGGGCTTAATAGTCTCCCCTCCCGGCCCCCGGCGCGTGTAGGCCCACTGCCCGTCGGGGGCGTGGTAGTCCTGGCCGTCTTTATTGCGGTAGCGCTGCGACAGCGGCCCCGTCCACACCACCGCCGGGGCGTGGGTGATCTCGCGGTTCCGCGCGGCCATCAACCCGCACTCACAGGGGTTCTGAGTCACCTCGCGGGCCGCCGTGGGGTGGAAGAAGTGCTCAAACTCGCGCCCGCAGGCGCATCTGAACTCAATCATCATAAGATTTTCCAATCGCCCCGGCGGATCGCCTCCAGGTACTTCCGGTGGGTCTCCCGGAACGGGATCATGGGGACTGTGAACATCCGCTCGCACAGATCTACCCGATGGATGCCGCGATACGGCCCGCACGACTCCGGCTTCCTCTGGAGCCGCTGGACGAACTGGGCGTGTCCAATGTTGGATAGGAGCCTCGCCAGGGGGGCGGCAAGCAGCAGGCTGGCGAACAGAGACCGGCGGGTCACGCGCGCACCTCGTCCTCGATCTTTTGTTCCTAGCTTCGGAGTCTGGGTAGCCATCTTACTTGTCGTCCATCTCCGCGAAGACTTCACTCCGCTCTTTCAAATATTTCTGGACCAGCCCGGCCAGTTCCGTCCCGGTCTGGAAGTCCTTGCCCAGCATCTTGACCAGGGCCTGTTTGTCGGCATTGCGCATGATGACCCGCTCGACAAACGGGCGCGGGTCGTAGAGGTCCCCGTTGTCCCAGATGAAGTTCCAGGAGTTGTTGAGGATCTCGGCCGTGGTCATCCCCTGAAACTCGGCGGCCTGCCGGACCACCTGCTCGTATTCCGGCGGCAGGCTGACGGTGATCTGCATGGCCCCGTTGACGCGCCCGACGCCTTTCTGGAACTGCTCAACCACCTGATCCACGCCGGGGGCGATCCCGCCGTTGGCTTCCGCCAGCTTGCGTACGGCCACGGCGTTGAGCATCAGCCCGCCCTCGCACAGATCCAGCAGCGCCCCCTCGGCGGCCAGGGCGATCTTGGCGACCAGGGCCCCGTCTCCCGTGATACTCTCCGCGATCATCTGGTTGTACTTGACCGGCACGGTGATGGGGCAGTTGAAGGTCTGCTCGGCCACCGGGGTTTGGTTCTGCTTGGCCATAAGAAACGCCTGTCCTTTCGGCTTTTATGATACCACCCACTCAAGTCTTTGGCGGGCCGCCCGCTTCTTCGCCCACGAGGACGATCCTGCGGCGGACGGAGAACTCCAGGGGCGCGGGCGGCGGTTCCGGCGGAGGAGGCGCGGAGAACTCCGTCTGTGACCATGCTATCGGGGCGTATGAATATGCGACGATTTGACCCACCGACACCAGCGCGAGAGTGCCATCACCCAGGCGGCCCTGCTGGTTTTGCGCCCCCAGCCCCGTCAAGCTCTGCACGCCGCCCAGCGCCTCACCAAAATAGTTGCTTACCGATAGCCCCGAACTGCCCGCCATTCCACTCATGGTGTCACCTTGCTCCCTTCCCACGTCTTCCTGAAAGCCCATGCGGTTTAGCTCCTCGCTGATCTGTACGCGTCCGAGCCGAAGGCGCCTCGTGGACTCCTGGGCGATCCACTGCATCTCGGGGCCGACCCACCCAGGGGGTATCCACATCTCCTGGGCCACGATTGGCCCAAAGCCAGTCTCAGGATAGTGGTAAGCCGTAAGCTCACCGGTTATCTCCGAGCCGCTGCCCCAGCGCCACCCCGAAAAGGCGATGCGGACCCGGCTGCTATGGAACAGAAGACGTGCAAGCCACGCCGACGGCCCCGGCGTAAGAAAGTAAGTGTTCAGGTCTTCCACTGTGATCGGCATGGGAATAGCGCCATTATCCCACCGGGCCGCCCGCCAGTCAAGTGTTTTGTGGCGTTACAGCTGGTCGAGCGTCAGCGCCGGTTCACTGCCCACCGACAGGCCCCTGGAGTTGAGGACCAACTGCCCGTCCAGTCCGAAGTTGACTTCGGAGATTTTGTCTCTTGAGTCGTGGGTCTCCAGCGGCTTGCCGATGACGTGCCAGCCGTAGCAGCGCGGGCACTGGCTCGCCATCGAGGGGTCGTCGGCGGCCCACTCGAACTCGGTGCCTTCCCCGTTCTCGACGCGCTCTTTACAGGACAGGCAGATCATCTGATACCGGGGGTTGGAGACCCGCTGCTCGACTACGGGGACATGGATGGTTCCGCGCTCATCGGCCTCGCCCTCGTGGCCGCAGTAGAGCGCGATGAAGCCGCTGAACAGCTCGTCGTCGTGCTCGCCTTCCCCGTGCCCGGCGCGCTTGGAGTCATCCTCTTCTTTCTGGAAGCCCTCCATCTCGGCCAGGAAATTCTTCGACCGGATAATCCACGACCCCGCCTTGATCCACTTGCGGGCCGTCTGCCAGAGCTTTTCGCGGGTGTCCGGCTTGGTGTACCAGTGCCACTTGTTGGAATTGACGTTGGCCGAGTCCAGGTGCTTCCAGCGGTAGATGTTGGAGTACTGGTAGACCATCCGCACGGCGTCGGCGCAGACTTTGCCGATGCCATTGTACTCGATGGCCAGCATGGCGTCGTTGTACATGCCCCCCAGGAGCACGCAGTAGAACGCCAGGTCGAGCGGTTCCATGCGGTTGTCGCGCAGTATGGCGACCTGTTCATCGGGCCGTCCGAAGCGTCCGAACTTGTTGACGAAGATGACGCTGTAATCCTGGCCGATGCCCTCGGCGATATCTACCCCGATGGAGTAGGCCGCGCCCTCCTCGGGGCCTTCCCAGATGGTGACATTGAACTGTTCCAGGTCGGCCATGTGGTTGATGTTGCAGCTGTCCAGGTAGCAGCGATAGGCCGTGCGCCCGTCGTTGTCCAGGCAGGGCTTATTTCCGTCCAGGCCGTGGAAATTCTTGTGGTGGTCGAAGTAGCCGCGCTTGACCCCCGGCGTTTTGTCGGGATCGATAATCGTCGCCGCCACGGCTTCCTGGCAGGCGGCGTCGAAGACCGCCAGCCCCTGAAGCTGGAAGCTCTCCTCGGCGGTGGTGGCCAGTTCGATTTTATGTTCTTTATAAGACTCGTCGTCGGTTTCCTGGGCATTGCGGCGCTTGACTTCTTTCCAGAACAGTTGCTCCTCGGTCAGGATGACCGACCGCAAGAGGCCCGCCTTGCAGAACGGGCAGGGCTTTCCGTCGCGGCTGGCCCCGTGCAGCGCCGCTCCCATGTAGCGCCCGCAGTTGTCTCCGTCGCAGCGCACCCACTCCTGGCGGACGCGCTCCCGCAGAGCCAGCTCAGGCTTCTTGGGCTGCCAGTCCACGGTGACGGATCGCTTGCGGCCCGGCTCGAAGAACCAGGGCAGGAACAGGGGGTACCATTCGGACATCTCCGCCAGCCGCTCGCAGCGCCGCCACAGCTTGTGCGAATACGACCCGGCCTCTTTTCCGGTAGTCTCCAGAAACGCGAACGCGCGGGGGGTGTCTTTGATGGCGTGCAGCAGATCGCCCTCGATGATCTTGCGGGCCTTGGGTTGAAACCAATCGGTGAGTTCGCTGCCGTGAAATGCTAAGATCTTGCGGCCCTGCCCGACGCCGGAGACCTGCGTCGAGTACTGGACGGAAATCTTGGAGTTCAAACCCGGCTCCAGGGCGCGCTTGTTGGGGTCTTTCCGGTCGAATTTGATACCGTACTTCTCTTCGCGCTCGGCCACTTCCGGCTTCAGCCACCAGGGCAGGTGATCGAAAATATGCAGCATCAGGCCGAACAGATACGAGGAGTGGTCTTCGTCCACCGAGACCACCAGAGCTTCGGTGTTGGGGAAGAAAATCGTGGCCCAGGCGATCATGGCCTCGATCACGAGCGAGTTGTGGGAGACGAATCCCTCCGCAATAAACGTGCTTGTGGTGGTTTGCAGGTCCACCATCCGGCGCTCGCCAAGCGGCTCGATGGAGACGATTTTGGGCCATGCGGTAAGCTCCCCAGCGGAGCGCTTTCCGGGGAGGTCCATACCATCCCACCAGCGCCTGTCGATAAACCGCGCGGGCCGACACTGGCCGACCAGCCGAAAGATATCCTTCACTCGTTCGACGCAGATACGGAATACGTCTTCCGATCCGAACTTACCGGAATCGTCGGGCGTTCTTCTGTCCACGTCCACGCGGAACGTGTACCCCCGGTCGGATAGATATTTGACCGCTCTCCGGAAGGCTTTGTTGTCTTTCTGGCTGATGACTATCTCGGCTCCGCCGCGCGGGTCTTTTCCGTTGCCGCAGTCAGACCCGCGCAGGCTCGCCTCTCCGTCCATCATGCCTGCCATCCAGCCGTCTTCGTATGATGGATCGCCCCATGGCCCGGCCGTAAACCGGATCTGGTCTCCGATCTTCATGTCTTCGACGTGCTTCCAGCACACGCTGGCCTGGCGCAGGGAATCATCGGCTATCCGGTTTTTCCTGCGGACGTACGTAAACCGGTTCTTGCAGAGGAACCGATGTTTGCCGGTGGCTATCAGAACACCCCCATTGTCCATGGTGATTCTGAAGGCTGGCTCGTGAACATCATTTCGGGCTACTACCGCTGCGCGGCGCATTTTTCGCGCCTTGCCTCTTCCGCCGGGGGCGTTCTCATCGACGGACACCAGTTCGTCTCCTGGCCGCACATCATCAATGCGAACCCAGCGCAGGTCGCCCGTGAGGACCTTGGTTTCTGGGTCCAGGCAGGCTCCGATCTGGCGGCCCTTAACGATATAAATCTTCTGCGGCCGTCCCTGTGACTTCAGGTCGTACCATAGCTGCAAGATGAGATACTGGGCGTGCCACAGGTCGAGCAGCAAGTCATTGCCGTCGTTGTTGGTGATCCAGAAGTAATTACGCGCGGTGTAGGTGAAGTCTTCCGAGCACCAGTCTTGCTGCTCGACCACCGCATTCCACTCGCCGCACGAGAGCCGGTCCAGGCGCTCCTCGCGGCTCATGTGATCCCAGTCGGGCAGCAGCGTGTATTCGTCCAACTGGCGGATCAACTCCGCCACGGAGGCTTCCCGTTTCCACATACACGCCTACTTGGAGACCCCTTCGGGGGTTTCCGAAAACTCGGCGTCGATCACGCGGGCGGCCAGCGGGTTGCCTTCGGTGAGGCGCTTCTGGCGGGTCTCATCAAGCATCCGGGCGACGCTCTCAAAGCTGCGCCGCTGGCTGCCGCCGCCGCCGCCCAGGCCCTCCGCCCCGGCCCCCGAGCGCGCGTCGATGCTCACGCTGCGGTTGTCGGTGAGGTTGAGAATGCTGACTTTCTTCTCGCTCTGGATCAGCTCATAGATCTCCGATCCCAGCCGGACCATGTTGACGTTGCCCTCTTTGCAGCCGTCCACGATGGCCTGAAACAGCGGGGGTAGCAGGTGCGGGGCGAAGTGCGCGGCCAGCTTGCGCTGGTAGGCGTGCTTGGCCAGGGAATTGGCGGAGGGGCGGGCCTGCCGGAGCGACAGGGAGAGGCGGACGGCGGGGTTCTTGCGCTCTCCGGGAGGAGCCGGTTCATTCTTCTTGCGTGGCACAAGCCATCCATCCCCTCCTGGCGTGAGCGGCGGGCGGCCTTATCCAACATTGTACACGGGTGGGCGGCGCTTAGTGCGCCAGTTGCTGCTGGTTGATGAGCTTGGCCAGCGAATGGAGCCGGTGGATCTCGTCGGCTTGGGACTCCACCCGCGCGGTCAGGTTCTGGGTCTCGGCGGACTGGGCGTGCTTATTGGAATGGGTATAGGTGTGCAGCGCGTCGAGCTTCTGTCCGATGCCGTCGATGTTCTTCTCGACCACTTCAATGCGGCGGACGTTGTGGCCTTCGATCTCGTCGCACAGCTCGCGGCGCTTGTAGGTCCCGTTGAGTTCTTTGATGAGCTCGCCTTTGAAGGTCGCCAGCTTGCCTTCGATGACGGAGCCCAGGCGGGCCTCTATGAGGGGTCCCATGTCGTTCTTGAAGGCCGCGAACTTGGCGTCGATCTCCGGCCCCAGTTCGGCCTTGTAGGTCTTGCGGGCCTGCTCCCGCACGAAGAGCGTCAGCCAGCCACTCGCTCCGCCGAGTACGCAGGCGGCCACCGATCCCCAATCCATCGCTATCATGCGCTGCAACTCCTAACGGCTGGCGGAAGAGTCGCGTTTCGCCGAGGCGGTGCAGCTGCCTCTCTTAGAGATTACTCGACTGGGGCCCGTTACGCAACCGTTGGTTTAGAGAGTACCAGGACCCTGGACAAACTCGACCGGCGCGTGGGTCCTGGGATTGGCCAGTCCCTGGGGGACCTTCTCGGCCATCTCGGCCTCGTGGGCCTCGCATTTCCCGACGGCCTCGCTCAGGCTCTCGGCCTCGAAGGCTTTGACGCACACCCGGCAGTGAACTTGGTAGCGCTCGCGGATGGCCATGGCTATTGTTTCCTGGGGTTACCGAACTGCTCGTTGGAGCGGACCACCTGCCCGACGAAGTCCCGGTTGGGGTTGCGCTCGCGGCGCACCTGGTCCCGCGACACGCCGTCCGTGCCGCCCATGGGTCCGCTCCGGGCGGGGTCGTTGGCGTTGAAGGAATCCATCACCGACTCGCCTGGGTCGGCCGGTTCGGGGGCTCGCGCGGCGGGGTTGAAGAACTTGGAATAGATGCCTTCCAGCTGGCTCGTGATGGAGTCCATCTTGGCCTCGATATCCGGGGAGGCTTCATTGAGCGTGAAGATCTCTGTCGCCACCGACGGCAGGACCACGCGGTCCAGTTGCCCGTCCGTGTTGGTTGTGGACTCGCCCTTGGACGCGCCGGGCAGAAAGTACTCCAGCCGGATGATGCTGGGTCCTTGCGCCATGATGATGGGTTGGATATTACGCACCGCCTGGACTTCGAAGCCGCAGCCCCGAGGGGTGAAGAAGAACTCCGCCGGGGTGTTCTCGGTGAGGAACGCGATCAGCGTTTCAAGGGTCCAGTACTCGACGGTGCCGTGCGGCACCTGCGCGCCGCCCATGCTGGCGACGCGG